AATTAAATCCAGCTACAGCTACACTTGTAGTTGCAGCGGTTACAGTTCTCATCACTCCGCCTATCATTACATAAACAGGGTCAGAAGCGGATGGGTCTGTTCCTGCTTTGGTTTTGAGGGCTACTGTGAGGTTATTAGAAGCGACTGTAGGAGAGATTTTTCCGTTCCACATAAAGCCCTCGGGTGCATTTTCAAAAAATTTAGCACCATAATTAAAATTGGACATCACATCATCCGCATTGGCGGTAGTCCCGTTGGTTAGTGTTACTGGTAGCGTCATATTTTTAAATTTAAATTAGTTACTAAATATTATCTGGAATATCGGGAGCATCTTTGAACCTGTAGTTAGTTAAATCCCTGTTGATGTCCTCTATCCTTTGAACAATCGGGTCGGGTGCTAAACTCAATTCTAGCACAACTGAATCTTGTTTATAATCTATCCTTTTGATAAATTGTTCTACTCCGAATATAGCACGACTGCTTAATTTCCAATATTCTGAACCCCAGGTAAATGAACCCCACAAATTATATCCGACATCATTTCTGTTAGTATTTATCTTTACCCTGTCGCCTACCTTCAGTTCTTCTATATCATAACCCTTTTCCGAATAGTTGCTATCTATCAATTCACAAGTATAGCTCGTTTTTGGCATATCCTTATTGTCTAAAATCCTTTCGGCATAAGCCTCGGCAGTTCCAGTTTCCGTAACCCTTTCATCGCTATGCAGTTCCTCAAATATTCCATAAGCGGTCTGACTGGCTGTGCTTTCGTATTGTTCATAAAGTTGTGGAGTTCCACCGCCTAAAAACAATACCCGATTAACCATTTCATCCAAATTCTTATTAGAACTTAAGGCTCTGACTTGAGTTTCGTAGTTGATGTTATGGGTGATTACAGCGTCAGTCGCAGGGTCATATTCCCAATAATCAGTTCCCCAAGTCATACTTCCCCATTCAGTATAAGTCGGTTCGCCTTGCTGGAAGTTTTTTAAATAAGCTATGTCATCTCCACCGATAAAAAAGAACCATCCATAAGGGCATAAATCTAAAACTTTTTTAATACCCTCTAAGTTACTTTGGGCGATAAAATCATAACTTCTTGATACGCCTACATCTCTGACAGATAAATTAGTATATTTAATATCAGTTCCAGAATGATAGATTATATATCTCATTATATCCGCAGGGTCAACCGAATTGAACGATACCGAAGTAGTTTCATCATCAATAGCCCGCAGTATTTTCTTTCCCAAATAGGTTGCATTCGGCAGAAAATTCATCTTGACAACTTCTTTTTGTTCGCTGATTTCAAAATCTATGCCTGAAAAGAATCCGCTATAAACTTGTTTTCCATCTTGGTTTTCTTTGTCGTATATAAAGAACTTGCACTTATCCCCGATATCTATACTGGCTAATCTTCCGTCTGTTTTAGCCCATTCATCATAACCCAAAACTGTGGTCAAAGACATTGCACTCAAAGTCCCATTGACTGATATGCTGAAATTAAGTTTATCGGCAAATTCCTTTTCGTGAAACACTTCCTTATAAACTCCGTTCGGGTCATAAACTTTCATTACGAAATATTTTTTTGTAGAACCTGCTACAGCCATAACTTGTAGTAGACGAACTGCACATCAACATCGTATACCCTGCCTCTTATCTTTACCGAGTAAGAATTATCATCCAGCGTCCAGCGTGGAAATCCGCCAGTAAAATCAACATCTGTTCCATTTAATTGTATTGTTCCAGCTTCGTTGTCTATGATGAGTATGTCGCCTGAATTAAAATGCCTGGTTACTTTCGTATTTGTAATAAATCCTTCTCCATTGCTTAACCGAAATGTAAATCCTTCTACGCTACTGCACATATTAAAAGTAACTATTATCCGAGGTCTTGGCACAACTGTTCCAGCAAAATCCGAAGTGCCATCGTGAACCCCTGTTGTAGTAGCCGCAAAAGTATTTGTCTTGTTATAAAAATTTATCGTAGTATAGGCTGTATCTTTTCCGAAAGGCGGATTGCTTATTAAAAATTCCGCTTCGTAATCTATGGCGTCTATATTATAATACTTCCTATCAAAACTGACTGCCGAACAAGTGGCTATGAAGCGTCTAGTTCCGCTTAAATAACCTATTACTAAATCAGCTTCGGTAGGAGTTTGCATTTGTTTTTTAAAAGTGTCCATCCTATCGTCTAAATCGGCTTGCGAACTTCCGTAAATCTTCCCCTTGACTACTATTTTTTTCGGCTCAAAGGCAGTTGATATAATCTTTCCTCCGTCCCGACCTGCAAATCTTTGCAAATTCAAATTGTGCATACTGCTTTCAATCTGCTGTATTTCCATTACATTTATATTTCCTCCTTGTAAATTGTATCCGTTGTAGGTTATGCTTCTTGCCATATTTATATTGTTATACCAGCTTTAGATAAAACGCTTTCCCTATTTAATGTCCTCTTAACCGAAGCTATAATCATTTCCAAGTCGTAATCACTACGCACATTTACATTATTAAAATTGACATTTATTTCACCGCCTACCTGTGAAGTTTGTTTGATATTTCCGCTTTGGCTTGGCACAAAAACCTCTGGTCTATGCTCTCCAACTATGTAAGACGAACCAGCCATTACGCCACCACCAAAAGCTTTTTTACCACTAATTTTTTTCTTAACCGACTCTATTATATTGACTGTTGCTTTTAATGGCTTGCTTATAAAATCAATAACACCTTGCCATAGTTTTTTTATACCATCTACCATAGTTTGAAAATTTGACCTAATTGCATTGTTAGCTTTTGTTACAAATTGAACCCAGCCACTGTATAGCTGAATCATTTTAGTTACTACAGCTACTACTATAATCAAAGCATATTCAATAGCTTTGACGAAAATCATTAAAGCAACTACCAAAGTAACTCCGAGTATTTTGCCTATTTCTTTAAGTTGTGGCATTATTGGCTCTATGGCTGCTCTTATTTTTGCCCAAGAATCAATGACTACCATCTTTAATTCTTCAAAAGCAGTTATTAAATTATCTTTAATAAAAACCCAAATCCAATTAGTGTCATTAAAGGTTTCTTCATACCATAATTTAACTGCATTGTAAACATTAGTAATTGAAGTAGCCACCCTATCCCATATAGCCGCAAAATCAGATTCTGCAAAGGCAGTTACCTTTTCAGCTATTATAGTTAAAACCTCAACCAACTTTAATTTTTCTACTAATACAAAACCAATACTTTTTTTTACATTATCCCAAGCCATACTCAATGCTTTTACCGCTCCTTCTGGTGTTTTCCTCATTTCCTCATTTACTCCAGCATAAGTTTTACCTAGCAACTTAAATATGGCTTCTACTCTTTGGGCTTCTGTTCCGTGTTTCATTATCTTTTCTGTATTTTCATCTATAATAAATCCTCTTTTTCTTAGTATCTCAAATTGACCTTGCATAGCTTTACCAAATCCTTCGGCATAAAATAGCCCGTCTTCAACTGTTGCATTAGCACCCTTTTCTGCAACCATCATATCTAAAATAGCTGGTGTTAATTTTTTTATAGTATCAATACTATAATCATACTGGGCTAACCTAGCCTGAAAAGACATAGTAACATCATCATTTACTACACCAACTTTTTCTAAAGCCGATGCCTGGTCTAGCAATACTTTTACTTGTTCCTTGGAAGCTTTTTGAGTATTTTTTAAAACAGTTTCAAGTTGTTTTTGTATTGTTGCATACTGCCCATAAGCCTTAACCGAAGAAATTCCAAAAGCGGTAGCTGCTGTTCCTGCTACCGCAAAAGCCGCTGCTGCTGTTTTTGCTATTGTTCCCGCTACCTTTCCAAATCCAGCTAGTGAACTTCCAACTTTTCCTATAGTCTTTGACGCTTCATCCTTAGCGGTTATTACTAATTGAACACTTGCATTTGCCATTTATTTATTTAATTTATTTTGATGTTCTATTTCTTCAGCTTCTTGCATCCTTAAAATATTTACTACATCTAAAAAATATTTAGGTTGACGCATATACTCGTCCCAAGTCCATCCCATATACTTACAAGTAATCACTATTGATATCAATTCATCGGCTAAGGTTGGTCTGCCAGCCACTATATTAGCAAGTTGCCTTTCTATTTCGTTTTTTTTTGCTCGGAAATAGGATTTTGTATTTTATCTAATTCTGCCACTACCTCATCAAATTCAATCTTAGGTAAATCTAAAATACTGTCTAGTATATTTTCTTTTACTCCGTTAAAACTTACTACTATTGTTTCAATAGCTTTGTCTTGAACCCTAGAAGCATTTTTCATTTCTACCGCTGGCATACTTGGCTTACCTTCAACATCAACTCCGACCTTGATACCCTCTAAATAAATTGCTGATATGTCTCTTGATTCTTTTCCTGTTATATAGGTTTTAACTTCAATTAAATTACCACCGACAGTTTTAAATTTGCGAGTTTCCCTCTCCATAAAATTAAATTTAATAGTTAGTAAGTAGCTATATCGTTGATTATGTAGGCATCAGATACAAGTTTACTTGTTGTAGTGTTATACAAAGCAGTAAAGTTAATAGTCTGTGAAACTATATCGTCATTACCCATAGCACTTTCCCATTCAGAGAAATCAACTTTGGGAAATTCAATATAGAATGTTGGATTCTGGTCGCCAGCGTCATCACGGGTTTGTTCTAGTTTAATTCCTACTGCTTTGGTGCTTCCATCTAACATATAATCTCTCCAAGTCCTATCCTCATAATTAAGAGTCAGGCTTCCCTGTATTGAAATCTGCTTATTCAAAACATCTTCAGGCTCAAGAGTTCCAAGCACCCAATCGTAATCTGTATTCTTGCTTATAGTCAGTTTCAATTCTTTAACTGAAATAGCAGTAGCTGCCGCCAAGTCAGTAGTAGCCGCACCTACTTTCAACACTAAATCACGCCCAACAAATTTATAATCAACAACTTGGGTAGCAGTATAAGTTGAACTTTGTCCTTTTTTACCTTTAAGAGTTAAGCTATATTTTACTATATCATCAGGGACTACAGTAATTTCCAGAGTATCTACCATACAGCCTTCAAAAATTGTATCACCAATAACATCGTCAAGGTGGACTGAAAGTGTCGGGTGTTGATTACTTTCCAGGACTGTAAAAGTGTGTTTATACCCTGTTCCTGCAGCCGCAGTTGATACTGCTCCTAATGCACATTTCATTATGCACGGAAAACTTTTGGCGTTTAATTCTCCCTCAATTACTCCTTCGGAAAATCTGCCAGTAACGATAGCTTGGTTGCCCTCGCCAGATATTACGCATAGACTTTCTCCGCTTCTTGCTTTGTTGGCTTTGTCGTTAAATGTATAGTTGGTTTTTGGCAAAGCATATGTAGCGGCAACGCCAGTGCCTCTAGTGCTTTCCAATCCAATGCCCACATTAACTCGCCTTCCGATAAATTTTGCCATATGGTTATGGTTATTTATTTATTAAATTAAATTGCTTTTGAAACACGACACGCTAATTCTATTTCAGCTATGCACCATTTACCTGCGTCATCTTCGCCTATCTTGCTGACAGTAGGTCTTATGCCTAGCATTGTCCTATCGCTAGTCATACTTATTCCGCTTAAAAATTCATCGCTGTCAAATGTATCTCTGATTATGTCGCATAATTCTTCTAAAATATTCCTGGCTTTTTCTTTACTGAACACTCCGTCTAAGTTCTGAAAAACAAATAAAGAGAATACATACACTTCTTCATTATCAGTTGTTGTTTCATAATTACTTGTATTGCCATTAGTCCTAATCATTACAGCTGGGTAATCTTGGAAATCTTGATTGGGATAATCAGTTACCTGGGCTATCTGCGACATAGCTTGAAGTTTGGTTTTAATTTTAGCTTTTAATGTTACAAACGACATAATCTTTCGGCTACATTATTTAAAACTTGGTTAGCTCTTTCTTCTATTCCTTCCTTACTTCTTTTAGCTGTTACTTCAAAAAATGGTCTATCTTTCATATGTCTAGTTCCTTCGTGGACATAAATTGCATATGGAGTTGAATCTGACGGAGTAATAATTGATTCAAATGGACTAATTTTAGTCGGGGATATTCCTCTCATCATTGCACCTGTATCTAGCGGTGCCTTCCACATATCTGTTCCCATTCTAATGTGTTCCTTTGTTTGGGTAACTACATACCAACTGATATTTCCCATTGCTTTTTCCATTTCATCCTTTATTAGTTTTGGTGATTTTTTAAAAGCAGCAGTCAGTTTATCTAAATTCTTAATTTCTATTTTAATATTAGCCATCTAATTTATTTTCTGGACAGTCACGCCCATATAGTCGGCTATATAACCATCGTTCCTATTCTCTAAACCGCCAGCAATTATCTTATATAAATTACCACTCTTGTCCTGTATCTGGTCACCCTCAACTAAATTCGGGTCAACATCCGTATATAAAATAAACATCTTTCCATACGCTCCGCCAGCCATAGCTGTTTTCTGGTCGCCCAAAGGCTGTATCGTGCATTCCAGCGAAGTTGTAAATGTCGTGTAGCTTTGCCTATTCCAACCAGCTACCTGTGATAAGCGGTAAACTTTAACATATCTGTCCAGTAAAGTTATCATAAGTAAGCATAATCCCTATAACCATTTAAAATATCCTTGACTACTCCGTTCTGCTCAATAATATCCATATAAGTAACGCTATGGTCGCCCAAGCTTTCGCTCTTTAAGCCAGTGTTGTCTTTCCGTGCCAGTGCTTCGCTAACCATTACCATACAGGCATATTGCAAATCATTCGGGATAGTCGCATAACCTGCGGTATAGTTAGCCCTATAATTCTGTTTCCCCTTATTAAATACAGTGGTCTTGGTTACTATTCCAGTATCTAAATCTACCCAATAATCTTCAGTATCTACATCTTCCCAATCATCATTGTTATTCCATTTATTATTCTTCTCCAGGCTGGTAAAAGTAATTACAGGAAAATTCTTTAACCGCATTTCATAAGCCGCATTTCCATCATATTCTTCATCTGTGTAAACAGTTGAGGCAAATGTCCGACTGCAATAACCCTCTATAAAATCACTCATAGCCGCTATCAGTATATTTAAAACATCATCCTTTTCATTATTGGTTATGCCTAAAAATGTTTTTGTATTTGCCAAAGAAACTAACATTTTATTTTGTGTTAATATTTAATTTTTTCCTGCCTCTCTTAACCATTTTATCAAACGGTGATTTGCTTATTTCTTTTTGGAAATTCTTTGCCAGAACTGCGATGCCCTTTTCAATGAATCCGAAAGCCACATTGTTTTCAACAATCTCTTTTTCGCCTTTTTCTTTTTGCCCATATGGTTTTAAATAAACTATTGTTTGCATAAATTTATTCAGTTATCCTTGCTACCATTGAAGAAATGGAAGCAAAGTATCTGAACAAATCCGACTTAAGGAATTGTGTTAAGAATCCTACAAGCATTAGGAATAATGACAGTTCCACCAATACGCTCAACTACCCGAATCGCAGTTTTATCCTGCGTAAAGGTTGTTTCAGTATCATTAGTGATTTTAACTTGCATCATTTGCCTATCGCCCAGCCAGTATGCTGTCTTGATATCTCCAAAGAGAATAGTAGCATCTGACATCCAATAGTTTTCAATAACAGGGTATCCGTAAATAGTAGCAGGTTGACTAGCCGAAACTGGGTCTTGCCATATATAGCGGTTTTGCGAATCCTTGACCAGTCTTAATTCCCTAATATTGTTCGGATGGATTAAGAATTTAGCATTAGCCCGATATCTGACAGGTAAGTCATAGATAAGGTTGATAATGTCGTCAAAGTCAAGGTTGCCTACGCAAGCTCTGGTTGAAATTGTTCCAGCTTGTAGCAAACCAGTAGGTCTGCCAGTGCCTGAACCATTGATGATTACGTGGTCTTCCTCTCTTGCGATTGCGTCAGCAAAACGAGATATCAATACATTGACTAAATCAAAAGCCGAATCGGCAATCAATTCGTCAGTCAAGTATATGATAGCTGCCATTTTGTAAGCAGTAATCGTAGATTGAGAAAAGTCCATAGTCGTAGTCGTCTTGGTAGCACCTTCTGAAGTCCAGTAAACATCAGGACCGTGGTCGCCAATGGTCAAAGTTAGAACATTGGTTTTCATCGGAACGACAGTTACTAAACTACGCATAACAGCTTTTTCTTGTATTTCCTGAATCAAAACATTGTAGAAATCTTGTGGAACAGTATAAAGACCATCAGCATTTACACTTTCAGAAAGAGCCTTTAAAGCAACTCTGTCAGCAGTAAATAATGCGTGAGCATAAGCCTTGGTTTTTTCCTCCGAAGTAAGTTCATCAACTCTTTTTTGGGTATCTTCGGCTACAAAGACTTTCATTACTGATTCATTTTTTTGAGCAGTAAGTTTGTCATCAATAGCAGAAAGAATATCTTTTTTAAGACTATCCAAACCTAGTTCAGATTTAATGCCTTCCGCCAATTTCTTGGCTTTTTCATTAAGTTCTTTTTCTTGTTCCATTTCTAGTTTCTTTTCTTCCATATTATGTTTTAGCACCTCCTTTTCTATTAAGTTCTGCCAAAAGAGTCTGCAAGTGTCCAACTGTTTTTTGCAGTAGACGCTTATCAAGCTCCTTTGCATCAACCTTTCCACTATCTTCTCCGTTTGTTTTGTCGTTCTCTCCTACGACTTCGGTAGTGGTTTTTATATCTTCTTTCTTTTCTTTTTCTTTTGGTTTCTCTATTTCATCAACTTGCTTTTTCATAGACTCGTCTAATAGCCAAATCTTTATAAGTTCCTGGGCGGTCTTATTTTCTTTCATAGTTTTAGCAGTCACTATGGCTTGCGGATTAGCTGGAACTGAAACTAAACTAATTTCCAATAATTCGGCTTCCGTAATTATGTTTTGGTTCTTTTCATCAAATTTTCTTGGGATAAACCCTACCGAAAAAGCTTTTAAAATACCTTCCTGAACTAGCTGATAAGCTTCTATAGCTTTTTGAGTAACCTGGCTAAATACAGCTTTAAAGGTAAGCTGTTTTTCGTCAATCTTAATATTGGTAATTTTACCGATAGGAAATTCGTGGTAATTATGGGATGCCAGTAATACTGGGTTCTTTTTAAAATTCTTTAAATCCCAGCCATCTTGTCTAATTATTTCTCCATCCCTATCTGCGGATTCAGTAGAAGCGATACCTTCAATTTCACCCTCTTTTATTTCAAGATAACCTTTTATTTTTTGCATAGTATTTAGATTATTTATTTATAACAAAAAAAAGCCTTACTTGGGCTTTCTTAATCCCAAACTTAGGCTTTCGGAATCCTAAAGAATCTATTCTATTATATAATTATAGCAGTTTTTAGCTTTATCGTCAAATTTGACCTTGCTAATTACTTTATACTTTACATAATATTCTATACTTTTTTTGCATTTATCGCAATAACGAATAATAATATCGCCCTCATTATGCGTTTCGTTGCCTTTTTCTATTAAGTTCTGGCACTTAGGGCAATATAAAAACATATTATTTTTTTAATTGATTATCTTGCCAAGTGGTTATAAGAATAAACATAGCGGCAGAGAGTTTCATAATTCCCAGCACAGCATAAACCCAGTCTTTTTTAAAAATTCTAGGGAATTGTCCAGTATAAACTAGCGTGGTTACAAAAAAGAGGATAGTGCCTGCCCAGAAATATAAAGCCAAAGCTAGTATGCTCTTCGTAGGCTTTAATCTGTATGCCAAAAAGTATGAAGCCCCCACTAGTGCCATTACTATGGTCGCCAGAAATAATGTGACTATTGCGATTTCTTTCATTTATTGCCAAGTGAATTGATTAAATTTATTAGGTCAAATCCCAATAGTTTAGCTATGGGGATTCCGCCCAATAAGATAACTACGAAAATGATTGCCCACTTAAGCCACTTCATAAGTTCGGATTTGATTTCAGCTAATGATTTTCCTATATTTACCGAAGTCTGATTGTGGAGAGCCATATTATCGTTGACGTTGCACATATTCTGCTCCAGTTTTTCCATATAAGAGTTCATACTTTTAAGGACTTCAGAATTGGTGGTCTGGGCTTTGACTGATTCTCTTATTAGTTTTAAAAATTCTTTTTCGGTGTTCATTGGGGTTGTGATTTAGCAGTAAAATTTTTTATTCTTTAATTTAAACTACTGCGGAGAACTTTTTAATTCTCGGAATCTATTTTTTTTAAGGGTAATTTTTAATTTAATTCCACCCTCTATGGGTTCATAAATCCTATATGCTTCTCCGCTTGCCATTATATTGGCTCTTAAATTCAAGCGGTTGGCGGTAGCTACGGCATTTACTGTGGAATAGGTGCCATCGGTAATATTCTGGACTAATGAACCAATCGGACAATTGGCAGAGGTAAAACTGGCACCCGAATCAACTAAAAATTTAGCGGTAATCAGGTGGGTTCCAGATTGACTTCCTGATGTGTTTATTCTGCCAGTGGTTGAAGAAGTATTTACGGCTCTGGCATAAGTGTTGTATAAGTGAAATGTATTTGCATCTATGGCACGGATATAATATGTAGTTCCTTTTGTAAGACCAGTCGGGAGGGTGTCCCCGTTATCAATAAAAACGATAGCTTCACCAAGTTCAAAGGCGTGATTATTTAAAGTAACAACGCAGGGTGATGCGATTGTTAGTGTAACCACTTGGGAAGTATCGGTATCCGTTCCGCTGTGAATCATTTTTTCAGCAGTCACAAACTTGCTTCTATAAGTCTTATATCCTGATTTTTTAATCACCAGGGTAAAGGGGTTTTTGTCATCTTTTGATTCAATTATGGTTACAACCCGATTATAAGCACGCATTGGCAGATAAACATCTCCGTTTTCATCAAAAATCTTTCCAGCCGAATCAGTTGTCGCTGTCGCTATCCGCCAGATTGAAATTGACGCATATTGGCTGTGGGCGGCTGTTCCTCGTTGTCCTCTGACACAAGGATCTTCAACTGTTCCCAGATTATTTCCACTTACTGTTCCAACCAATATCGCCTCGTCTGTGGCAAAAATATAATCTCCCTTTGATATGCCAGTCGAATCAACCACGGGGATAACTCCGACTGAATCAGTAAAATCGGCAGAATCAGGAAAAGTGGCAGAAGTTAAGTTAGTGGCAAGAACATTATATCCATATTTATCCAGAAGCTCCACAGTTGCCCCCTCGATTGGTTTTAAATTTTCATCTATGACCGATAAATCAAAAGTATTTCTGGAAAGAGTATATCCAGCACCATAATCCATATTACTGGCACCCCGAATGGAAGCATTGCTATTAACCATATTTACAAGTATTCCAGCCAAATAACTGCTAAAATACCAGTCAAACTGTTCGCCGTTGGCATCCCAAAAATCTGTATCTTCAAAGGTAGCCTCAAAAGCCACTCCAAAAGAAAAACCCTGGGCAGCATCCATCGTTCTGATTTTATTTAAAACCACTGGCGGATTTGACGGCAAAAAAGCCGAACCATCCTGAAGCCTTAAATCTTCCATATACCCAGTTGATACTTCTCCCCAGCCAACCAACCCAGAATTGATAAAAGTTACCCTGTTCCAAT